ATTGTAGAATATTTTCACCTATTTGTAAATGAAAATATTCAGATAAAGAAAGAGAGGTGAATCATGATATTAGAACGCATCCAAAATCTTTGTAACGAACGAAATACTAATATCGCTCAATTAGAAAAAGAATTGGGGTTTGGAAAAAGCACCATTCGCCGATGGAATACTTCTTCACCGTCGGTTGATAATTTGCAGAAAGTCGCAGATTATTTCAAAGTTTCTGTAGATTCGTTATTAAAAAACTAAAAAGGAGAAGTAATGCTAGTACAAAATCAAAAAGACTTGTTAGTCGCTAACAAAGTCTATGGAAACGCACCAACTGTATTCGGTTGGGCAGGTCGCAACGCTAAGTATGTTGAATACTGGCGAAAAATTATTAGGGAATACTTTGCTAAACGACATACAAGCAGATTATTTAGAAAGTCTATCCATGGCAAAATCAGAGAATGTCGTGAAGCAGATAGAATGGCAAAAATTGAATCAAGAATTCCAGTATGGAACCCATAATTTTTAAAAGGAGAAAATCATGCACGAAATTAAAACAGAACTTAAAAAATACATATTAACTTTGATGACAGATGGCTCTACACCAACGCAGATACTTCCGGATTTAATCAGACAATATGAAGTACTAGATCAAAAATATCCGGATTCTAAACAATCAATAGAATCCGCAAGTTTTGAACAGACTTTTGAAGACCAACTACGAGGCCCCATTAAAGTGATTACTACACTTTTAAAGAATAAGGCGACTAGAGATGGAAATTATCGTGAAGTAACTATTCGTGATAATGAAGCGTTTATTTCTGAACGTGACGAACGGAACCCTTTAATAAGTTCCCATACAAAAGTCATTTATGAAGATGAAAAATAATGGATCCTGCAGTTTATACAATAAAAGACGTCGCTAAATTGCTCCAATGCAGTGAAAGCAGCGTCAACAATCTTAGAGAGCGTGGTATCCTCCGTGAAGTAAAAGGACTTCCGGGTGTCCGGTTTAATAAGAAAGAAATTGAGGCTCTTGTAGGGATTGTAGATGAATACAGTCCGCTACAATACAGGAAATTAGAAAAGGAGCGTGATGAACTACTAAAAGAAAATGAAAAGTTAAAAATGAGTATAAGAAAAATAACCAGTGATTTACTGGTTATGGTAGGAGGGGAGTTGAAGTTGTGATTACTGCTTTAAAATGGGCGGCTTTCATATGGATTATTGGGTCCATGGGAAGCTTAGAAATCGATAGAATTGGGTTTATTCAATTCTTATTGCAAATCATTGTAGGCGGACTTATTTGGGTGTTCGCTGACGTATATGAAAAAGAAAACGCCCGCTAACCGGCAAGCTAAACGGGCGCAGGTAAATTGTACCTATAAAAATTATAACACGGAGGACAAATGAAACGCATTGAAATCTTAATAGATGAAGCTAATCCAGATAAAAAGATAGGTATTAGCTATAACAAAGACAGTTTTGAAAATAATGAAGAAGTATTAGCAGTACTTCTTGGTGCAACAATTGGATTTGTTAAAGAAAATGTACCAAATATTAACAAAGTTTTGTATCTTCAAGTTTGCATCGGAACAATGCAAACGTATCAAAAACAAATTATCTTTGACGAACGTTATAAAAATATGGATAGTAAAAATCCATTTTATGACATCATTCAAATTTTAAAAAGTAAGGAGAAATAAATGGAAATTAACTTAACACCTGTTGTTAGTCAAAATGAACAAGTATTCAAGTGGAACAAAGATGAAATCAAATCTTACTTTGAAACACAATTAGAAAAATACAAAGGCCTTGTAGTTACGGAAGATAACTATAAAGACATGGTAAGTGCCAAGAATGAAATTGTTAAGTATCGGACAACACTTGATAAATTCTGTAAAGAGAAAAAACGTGAACTCAAAAAACCTATTGAGTTGTTTGAGGAAGAGGTAAACGAAGTATTGAAAGTTGTTTACGATGCAGAAAAACCACTTGCAGAACAAATCAAATACTTTGACGAAAAAGAGGCACAAGCGAAAACAGATGCCATCAATAAGTTTATCGAAAAGATGGTTGAAAAATATGGAGTGCGTGAAGAGTACGCAAATCAACTTCAACACGATAAACGCTGGTTAAATAAAACTGCAAAGATGAAAGACATTGAAATCTCGATTGAGGGAATGATGATTGAAATTGCAAAGCGCCAACAATCAGACGATGACTACAAACAAATTTTAGCAGAGAAAAAAGGAATGATTGAGTTCATTGTGGATACTTGCAATCAACAATACGAACTAGCAACACCAATCACATTTGATGAATGTTGGGATGCGGTAAAAGATATTCCGTTAGATCAGGCTAGAGAGTTAATCAATGCAAAATTTGCAGAGCGTAACGAAATGGAAGAGGCTGCACGAGCAAGTATCACAAATGAACCAATTGAAATAGTTGAAGTGGCAGAAACAAAAGTTGGTTTAACAGTAACTGTTTATGACTTAACAGAAGATGATGCAAAAGATTTAACTGATTTCTTAGAAATGCGTGGTTACAAGTACAAAGAGGTATAGATGGATAGTAGATATAATGCGGTAAAAACTGTACCGCAATCAGCGTTAAAGGTAATTGACTTTGGGAAACTCAAAGGAAAATATGATATTTCCCCTCAATGGCGGTGGGAAATATTAACGGAAACATATGGTATGTGTGGCATTGGTTGGAAATTTGAGGTTGTTAGTAGTCAACAAGTACTAGTAGAAGAAACAAAAGAAACCATGTTGTATGTGTTGGTAAATCTATATATCAAAGATGGAGATACATGGAGTGAGCCAATTCCCGGCTATGGCGGTGATTTCTTAATCTACAAAGATAAAAATGGTTTTCACGGTAACGATGAGGCATTCAAGATGGCGGTTACTGATGCATTAGGTACTGCCGCAAAAATGATTGGTGTTGGTGCTGATGTATATCGAGGTTTACAAGATACAAAAATCAATGCAGCGGCAGAAAAGGAAAAGAAAGAAAAAGAGTATAACCCTCACAATGCATATGCAATTGTATTGGAAATGGCTAGCAAACATGGAATTAGTAAGGAACAACTAAACCAACAACTTACAAAAATGTTTGGTGTTGGAGTGATTGATAATATCACACGAGATCAGATGTCAACACTTTATGATTGGGTAAAAGGTTATGAAGTGGACAACAAGTAATATTGAAACACTTCGTAGTCCGCTAGGTGTAATGGTGGTAATACCTGCACCACATGACAATGATCTAGCGAAATTAGACAAAGACAAAGAATACGTGATTGAGATTAAAAAGAAATCAAAATCACGCAGTATGAACGCTAATGCTTATTGCTGGGTTCTGTGTCAAAAAATAGCGGAAGTAATGAGTAATCATTCGTATATGTCTAAAGAGGATGTATACCGCAAGGCAATAAAAGATTGTGGACATTTCTCATATGTACCAGTAAGAGAAGATGCAGTCGAACGCTATATCCAAATATGGCAAGGACACGGACTAGGATGGATAGCCGAAGATGCTGGCGAATGTAAAAATCTAAAAGGTTATCACAATGTAATGTGTTACCACGGATCATCAGTATACACAGTTGTAGAAATGCAAAGACTAATTGATTGCTTAGTTGATGAGTGCAACCAGCTTGGAATAAAACTTGATGATAGCGATTACATCCAATCGTTAGTTAAGGAGTGGGGGAATGAACAAGCGAAAAAGGAATGACGATAAACTCTACAAAATAACAAGACCACAAGCTATCGAACGAGATAGTATAGACGGCTATCCTTGTTGTGTAATATGTGGCGCACCTGCTACCGAGGTGCATCACATATTGCCTAGAGGTAGAGGTGGTACAAGCGAACTAAACAACCTAGCGTGTTTGTGTAGATATTGCCATGAGAACTTAGCACATGGAGTATTTGCAAAGGAAACACAACGTAAGTTAGAAAAGAGGAATAGAAATTTATGTTAGTTAAAGACTTAATCAATAAATTAAAACGAGTTAATGAAAACAATGAAGTCGTTATTGTTGATAACTATGATAATGTTTTTTCGAAAATCGAAGTTTTGATTGCCAAAAACGGACAAGATAAAACAAAGGAACTCGCAGTTATTGACGTTGATTTTTAGGAAAGAGGTTAGATTAGTATGAAAAGAATTGATGTTGTTGAACTATATGTTAAGAAACGCATTGAGAAATTAGAACAAACACAAGGTGAATACAAAGTAAATGCAAAAGAAATTACAGAGCTAAAGGATGTATTAGATGTAATTAATCAAACGCAACCAAATATTAAATATGCCAGCGTTGGTAAAATTAATGGTTAGCATATGAGCGAACCAAAACGATACTTTTGGTTGAAGTTGCATAAAGACTTTTTCCAAAGAAAAGAAATTAAACGATTACGCAAGATTGCTGGTGGTGATACTTATACAATTATCTATCTCAAAATGTTATTACGTTCAATCATGAGTGATGGAAAACTTTACTTTGATGGACTTGAAGATGATTTTGCATCAGAACTCGCATTAGATCTTGATGAAAAAGAAGAGAATGTGCAAATCACTGTACAATACTTACTTAAAAGCGGACTGCTTGAAATGTGTTCTGATGAAGAATACTACCTACCAGATACAAAAAACAGTACTGGGTGTGAAACTGCTGCAGCTAGCAGAATGCGTAGGTGTAGAGCTAAAAAGGATAAGTTAGAGCGTAACAATGTTACACCAATGTTACAAAATGGTTACGGAGAGATAGAGAAAGAGTTAGAGATAGAGAAAGAGAAAGAGTTAGAGATAAATAAAATACATTGTCATGTTGAACATGACAACACCTCTAATTCTATAAATGAAATCATTGAATATCTTAACTCTAAAACTAACAAAAATTATAGAAGTACAACACAGAAAACTAGAACGCTGATAAAGGCGAGAATGAAAGAACACTTTACGATAGACGATTTTAAGATTGTCATTGATAAAAAATGTTCTGAATGGATGGGTACTAAATTTGAACCATACCTTAGACCTGAAACATTATTCGGTACAAAGTTTGAGGGATATTTAAACCAGTCACTTACTAAGTCAGAAACTGAAAGACGAATTGATAGCGTTAATGAATTGATTGATATGTACGAACAAGAAGAAAGGATGAGTAATGAGGAAGTCCGATATACTAACTGCGATAGCACCGATTACGGTCATGTATCAGAAAGATATTGATAAAAAGAAGTTGGAATTATATGTTGCTATGTTAAGTGATATTAACCCAGTAACATTGAGTGCTGCAGTTGAAGAGTTAATCAAAACACACGAATATCTACCTAGCGTAGCAACGATTAGAAAGAAAGCAAAAGAGATTAGCGACTATGTAAACGATGTTCAAGAATTGGACACCGCACAAGGGGCATGGGAAATGGTAATCAAGGCTGCACAAAGTTATGGCTATGACAAAGGGTTAGAACGATTAAGTGGCTTAACCTTAACTTGTGCCAAATCTATATGGTCATCTTTTGATCCACGCAGGGGCGATGATTACAACGAAAGCAGTTGTAGAGCGCAGTTTATCAAACAATATGAACAAATGGCGGTTAGAGAACAACATAGATTAAAGATGGAAAATGCTATTAAAAATAATGGCTTATTGCTAGAGGCTAGGCAAAAAGCAGAGAAAGAACGAATGGCATTAGAAAGTGGTGAACGAACAATTAAAATGTTACCAACTGGAAACCTAGTAGAAGTAGCCAAAGAACCAGTTGATGTAACAGAAATAATCAACAAAAGCAAAATATCTGACAAAGGAAAAGAGTTACTGAAACAAGCAATAGGGGGATAAATGAAAGAAAGAGTGAAAGAATTTGATGTCAGCGTGAATGTCAATTTCAATATTAGCTTTCAAGTGCTGGCAACTAGCGAGGCACAAGCAAGAGTAAAGATTGAAAACTTGCTAGAAATAATGCGAAACGAGGCAACAGTCGATTGCCATATTCATCCTAGCTACGATGTGTACGTTGACGATACAGAGGCAACATTAAATCAAATCAGTTATTGGTAAGGAGTGATAGATTATGTTAGTTAAAGATGAAACAAAGTATTGTTGGGTTGATGATGAAGTGGCTGGTGATCCGCAAGATAGCATTGAAATGGCTATCGCAGATTATGTAGATAACGAATACGACTACGGCGATTTTGGTAGCTTAAGTCGAGAAGAGTTATTACAAACAACAATAGAAGTCGGTCATCCATACCAATATGTGCCAGAGGTAGACGGCGAGCGTGTAATTTGGGATGTATGTGATTATAACTTAGATGATGAAATCGCTGAATGGTCAGACAATTACATGAAAGATGTTAAAAATGAACACATTGACGAACTAAGTGAAGAACTAACAAAAGTATTTCAAGCATGGGAAAAACGTCATGGTTATGAGAACCGAGCATTTGTGGTACAAGAAACAAAAACATATCGAATTAAAGATTATATTGAGGAGGTTTAGTTGAATACAGTACAAATTTTAGGTAATTTAGCACGTGATCCAGAAGTGCGATATACACAAAGTGGCCGAGCGGTGGCCACGTTCACAGTAGCAGCAACGAATACATATATTGACTCCACGACAAATGAAACAAAAGAACAAACTGCTTTCATCAACTGTGTAGCATGGGGAAAGCTAGGTGAAAGCATTGGTAATTTGCGTAAAGGCAATAGGGCGTTTATTGAGGGCAGAATTCAAACACGTTCTTATGAAACACAAGATGGCCAGAAACGCTACGTAACGGAAGTGGTAGCTGGCTTTGTCGGAACATCATTGATGAATGATGATAACGCACCAAGCAATTTTGATAGTTTTGAAAACAATGATACGGATGAAAATGTTCCGTTCTAGGTGGTGATTATATGAATGGATATGAAGTTATAAAACAAGTAGGGAAATGTCCTGAATGTGGTTGCACGGAGTTTGTTATTAACTCCGAAGTCAGTGGAACTGTTTCTTATCTTGTAAGTCTAGTTGATGAAGAGTGTGATAATTCAGAAATGTATTCAGGACTAGACTACAACCATGACGAATGGTGTGTTTGTGCCAATTGTGAAAAACAACTATTTAAGTATAAAGATTATTATGCTAGTGGTGATTTTTTGCTTAAATAAAATTATTGCAATAAAAAAGTCTATCAAGAAAGGAAGTTTAAAATGACAGTACGTGAATTGATTGAGTATTTAGAAAAATGTGACCAAGATCAAGAGTGTTATATCGGTGCAAACGAAACACTTTATGAGATTGAATATGTTGATAATTTGTATGATGGATTTGGGATAAATATTGTTGCCGGATGGGAAAAACAAGAAGAGGAATAACAATGCTAGTTAAAGATGAAACAAAATATTGTTGGTGTGAGGATGAATACGCTGGTGAACCACAAGATAGTATTGAAGATGCTATTTATGACTATATGGATTGTAATGGGTATGACGGATATAGCAGCCTAGAACGAAGTCAATTATTAGATAATGCAGTTGAAATCGGACACCCTGCTTATTTCATACCAGATGTAGATGGCGAACATGTAATTGAACATGTGATTAACTATATGCCAGATGAAATCTATGATCACTCAGAGGACTATTTGAGTAATGTTAAAGATGAGCATATTCAAGAGTTAAGCGAAGAATTAACAAAAGTGTTTAGGGAATGGGAAAGCCGACATGGCTACAAAAATACCGTGCATGTTGTGGAAGAAACAGAAACCTATAGTATTGAAGATTATGTAAAGGAGTAAAAATATGAATAAGATTGTATCCGCTTTATTGGTAGTAGTTATGATTGGTGCGGTTGTATGGAGTTTTGCGTTTGGTGTTCCAATGTATATGGTATGGCAACAACAAAAGGCAGGTGAGGCAGAACTTGCTAGAGCAGAACAGAACAGACAAGTTGCAGTATTAGAGGCTAAGGCAAAATTAGATAGTGCTGAAAGCCTAGCACAAGCGGAAGTAAAACGTGCAGAGGGTACTGCAAAAGCTAATCAAATTATCGGTCAATCATTAAAAGGTAATGAGGCATACATTCATTGGTTATGGGTTGATACTTTAAAAGATAGTAAAGACCAAATCATTTACATTCCAACAGAGGCTGGTGTGCCTATTACTGAAAGTTTCAGATTAAAAGAAAGTAAATAGAACAATTATGAAAATCGAGTTATTTAATGATAATTTTCAGAATTTTAAAAGATATGGAATACCAAAAGCACAGTTGGTGATTGCTGATATCCCATACAATCTAGGAAACAATGCCTATGCAAGTAATCCTATGTGGTATGTAGATGGCGATAACAAGAATGGGGAAAGTAAAAAGGCTGGTAAAGCATTCTTTAATTCTGATTACAACTTTAACATTGCAGAATACTTTCATTTCTGTAATCGGTTGTTAAAAAAAGAACCTAAAGAACGTGGACAAGCACCTTGTATGATAGTCTTTTGTAGTTATCAACAACAACCAATGGTGATTGAGTACGCAAAGAAACATGGCTTTAAAAATTATATTCCTATTACCTTTAATAAAAATTATAGTGCGCAAGTTTTAAAAGCAAATATGCGTATTGTTGGTGCGACTGAATACGCATTAGTGTTATATCGTGAAAAACTTCCTAAGTTTAACAACAATAAAAAAATGATATTTGATCACTTTGAATGGAAACGAGATAACAAAAATTTAGTACCTAATATTCATCCAACACAAAAACCAGTAAGCGTATTAAAAAGGTTGATAGAAATATTTACTGATGAGGGCGATGTAGTAATTGACCCAGTAGCTGGTAGTGGTAGCACGTTAAGGGCTGCTATGGAACTTGGCAGAAGTGCATATGGATTTGAAATTGATAGAAAAATGTACGCAAAAGCCAAAGCGGAAATGTTAAGCGATGTAAAAATACAAACAAATTTAATGGAATTTGCAGAATAGAAAAGAGAGATAACTATGAATGAATTTCAAGAAAAAGCAATTAATGCAGCAAGAACAGTTTTATTTAATGAGTTTGGTTATAATGCTAATGAAATAGCACCTATGGATATGTATATAGTTTGGTTTTGCAAAACATTACAAAATTGGAAAGCATTGGTAAGCGGTGTACATATCAAAGAGTATATCGAGGTTACATATAATGGAGATAAACAAGAGGTTTATGTTGATGTGTATCAAAAAGCAAGTAATCAATGCTTAAAAGATGGCGGTGATGATCATTGCCAATAAACAGTAAGCAAAAGGGCGCTAGGGGTGAACGAATGTGGCGTGATGTGTGCCATGCTAATGGGTTCGATAAAGTACGTAGAACTGCACAATATTGCGGCAATACAGGTGATGCATCGGACTGTGTAGGACTGCCAAACATACATCAAGAAGTAAAGTTCGTTGAAAATCTGAATGTTCGCAAGGCTTATGAGCAAGCGGAACACGATGCAAAACAAGCAAACAATGGCGATATTCCTATAGTGGCTTGGAAGAAAAGCAACAAGCCGTGGTTAGTAGTAATGAAAGCAGATGATTTCTTCCACATATATAGAGAAAGTGAATGGAGTGAGGAACGTAATGGAACAAATGAAAGTGAAATTGGTTAATGAATACGCATAACTTCCAACAAGAGGTAGTGAAGATGCAGCTGGGTTAGACCTGTATTGCCCATTTCACATCAAAGTGCTTGCAGATAGTCAAAAGAAAATACCACTAGGGGTGGCGGTGGAAATACCGAAAGGGTATATGGGTTTACTTGTGCCACGAAGTAGCATGAGTAAAACACCATTAAGATGTGCAAATAGTGTAGGTATTATTGATGCTGATTATAGAGGTGAATTAAGCATTGCATATGAGAATGTATCTTGTAATGACTACACAATCTTTAGAGGTGATCGCATCGCACAATTAATTATCGTACCAGTAGTAATGGTTGATGTAGTAGAAGTAGATGAATTAAGCAAAACAGAAAGAGGTGTTGGAGGCTATGGAAGTACAGGAAAATAAATGCGTTGATAATTATAAGGATAGATTTAAAACTGAATACATAGAATTAAAGTTAAGGTATAAGAAATTACATAAAATGTTGGTTAAGTATGATGCTGGAAAGTTAGATTTTAAACCTACTTGTCCCATTGATTTACTAAGGCAGCAAAAGTCGTTAATGGGTCAATATCTATATGTCTTGGAAGTTAGAGCCGAAATTGAGGATGTTAAGTTGCCAGTAACACTTGATTAAAATGAGGGGCAATAATATGTTTCAATCGAAAAGAAAGAACCGAAAGACCATAGAATTATTATGGCAACTAGAACGTGAACGGCAAAAAGTACGAATGATGCAGCGAGTAGATTATATTGGCGCATTGATGTGTGTAGGAGTATTAGCGATAACAATACCTATTGTGATTGTGTTTATGCTTTGTTGGTTAATTGGAGGTTAATAAAATGACATGGAATGAATTAATCGCTCTAATTGATGAACATCAATTTGGAGAAAGTGATGTTAAATTGCTAATGGCAAACAATGATATTGTTGATGTAATGTGTGTTGCAATTGAAAAAGAATGTGATGATGTAATTTTGATTGGTGAAAGATTGTAGAGGATATGGGCGGTGAAATATCCGCCCTATCATAAA